TTCGTGTTCTAATCTTCCAACTAATTTACCTTGTGCATAATTTGGTTTATCAATTGAACCAAATTTAGTAAGCCAACGTTCAGTCGCAAGCATAGTACATACACGTACTTCCTCTTGCGTTAACGTAACTATCATTATGCGTTCTCTGGAATGTCGTCCATAAACATATACTCAGGATTGAAAGCCAACCACGCTAATAAATTAGCATTGGCATCTGCCCTGCCGTATCTGTTCTTTACTGGCGCTACCGCCATTGCTGTTCCCACAACACCTAGTGTACATATAAGTGCTGGTAATTGCGCGACCTTGCCCTGTAATGCAGAGCGTGGCTGACAAGGTGTGCCCATCACGCCCTCGCTGGTGTGGTGCAGAACAAGAACTGCAGCATTGGTGGCACGTGCTAAAAACTTTAACTCTTTCATAATAGCCCTCATCGAAGAGAACTCTTCGCCACCATCGGTAGCAATATCCATTAAGTTATCTACAAAGATAGCAACGGGAGGACAACCCCACAGTTCTTCAAAGGCTTGAACTTCCTCATCAATATCTTGAAGGCTAGGACTAGATTCAAATGACCAGACTATATGACTGCTCTTTGAAATGGTTGCTTTAGTCCAGCCAATATCTGATTGAAGTAATTCCTCAACATCGGTTTGGTTCTTACCTGAAATCATTGATGCTAGACGCATAGCCATAGTGTGGGCATTGGTATCTGCTGATATATAAAGGGTTGGAACTTTCATCTTAAGTGCTAATGCTAAAGCCAGTGTGGATTTACCAACACCTGGAGTCCCTGCGAGCATAGATACTTCTGCTCTACGAAATATAATCTTATTGCTTTCTAAAGATTTAAACACAGAGGGCAATGGTTCTCCACCAATGTCTGCTCTGCCAATACTGCGGGTGAGGGTTCTCATTAAAACTCCTGTCTTAAGAAGACAAGAGAGTTATTAGCCATCTTCCCCAATGACCAACAACTCTCTCGTCAACGCTATTTAGCCATTACTTGGTTTACATTGAGTTGCGCCCATTGGTTCTGGGCAAACCCACATTGCGTACGGCTGACCACTCTTTTTGCTGATTCCACTTCGGTGTTGGCGTGCCCCGTGAATACAAGTAGGGGACGCTAGCCTTGCCTGGTCTGGAACGGAGAACGTTTGTTGCACGGTGTCTACTGTTGAAGTAGATGTCGCTAAAGGGAGTACAACATACGCTCCAGATACCGCCTTTGCAGTAGCAGCAATCTGATGTGCAAAGTCTGCAACACCTTCAAGCAATACGCTAAGTTCTTCTGCGGAATTAGCGCGTATGTTAATCATATCTGCATTTGATGCTTTATCAGTACGGATAGATACTTGTAATTTATAGTCTTCTGATGCCATTTATTTTTCCTTTGTGAATTGGCAGTGTTCTGTGAGTCCACAGAAACTGCAACTGGATAGGTTAGGAAGAAATATACCAGCCTTGCGAGCCTTATCAAAGCCAGACACGAAATACTCAAGCGTGTCTAAAGTATATCTACTTAGGTCAATCATTTCGCCTGTCCCAGATTCTCTGGACATCCAGTAGTTTCCTTGATTGACGGTAACACCTAACATCATTTCAACTCCAACTTTGTAAAAGCCAAGTTGTAAATCAGATGTAGGTCTGCGAGAAGAAGTTTTAAGGTCAACAATCACAAGTTGTCCGTTAACCTCAAAAATTCTATCAATCACCATCTTCACTGGCACGTCAGCAATGATGGGATTGAGTTCTAGTTCAATGGCTCTGGCACCTTCATTGGTGCGCCATATTTTCCAGTTAGAATTAGCCTTACGCCATTGGATATATTGGTCTGTCCATAGGGAACCTTTTTCATTCCACCACGCAGCATCTTCTTTATTTGGATTGGCGATTGTGACACGCCCTGCCCTGCGAGCAGTGGCAAAATCTAATCCTTCAGTTTCTTTAACCCAAGCCTTATCCCAGAATTCATTACTCATTTTCTAAGTCCCACAATTCTGCAGCGTGATGGAAAGCCCTGCCTCCAGCAGACCAGATGGATGGTTCTTCTTCTAGTTTAAGTAATCTACCTAAGTAATACTGATACCCACAGGTTAGATATGTAGTAAAGGCTGAATAAGATACGTGAGCAGGTAGTTCATAATTATCAAGTTTTATCATTTAATCTCCCATCAAACATTGTTACATAGTCCCCCTGCGGAGGACAGGAGAGTACTCTAACACAAGAGGACTATGTAATTCTATTGTTTATATGTATAATATATCGGGCACTTCAACCACCCCGTGCCCAACGTATCTAATATATCATATATATATATATTCAATTATACACAGACAATCCCAAAACAATCATCCGCGACACGCCAAGAATAAACAACAAAAGACCCCCCTTCCTGGTATCTCTACCAAGTCGGGGGGTTTCGTTGTTCTACGGGGCTTCTAGACCCCTTTAAAGGGCTACTTTGAGCCTCTTCCAAACTCTGTTGCTGATACATCTAGGTACTTAAGTACTGGTCCTGCGATACCAGCAAGTGCTGCTGATGCCAACTGCTTAGGGTCAGTATTACCTGTCATATACAGCGCAACTACTGCAGCCGCCGCAGCGCGGAACCAAGATAGTGCTACTTGTTTGAACTGTGCCATTTATTATTCCTCTCGTTTTTCCATACAAGGTAGGCAAAGGAACAGCCAACCCCTGTATAGGTTTGCTCCAACAGTACCACACGACTCACAGATGTAAGGGTGTGATTCCTGGAACTCTTCGTCCATCATTTCCTACTTAAGTCCTAACTTTGTTGCCAAAGCCTTGACTTCTTCAGGTGTCCCATTGATTTCAAAATGCATATCATCCTTGCGGTGCTTGTAATTTCCTCCCCAGACCAGATGATATTTCTTAATAAGTTCTTGAATTACTTTAATCTGTTCAGGTTTAAAAGTATTTTCTTTTCCAAGTGGGTGCTGGCTTGCATTAATATCAATTGCAGACCCCGAACTATGGTTGGAAAGGTTTTCTGTTTGCCCCCTGATGGGACGGTATGCGTATCCCCAATCGTCAAGGGTACCTTCATCAATAGGTTCTACTTTTTCGTGGAACTCTGCTGCAAAGGCAGCCAGCACAGGACCACATACTTGATTACATCGTAGTTTTATATTTGTTCCTGCTACAAGGAATTGCTTGATATGAATTTCATTTGGGTCTTTACTTGCTATCCACCCATTTGCGCTTTTCTCAGTCATCGTTTCTCTTATCTACCTTTTTAAAGGCTTCGTTGATTTCTGACACAGTAAGTTTACCATCGTCTAAAAAGCCTCTGGCTAAACGTTCAACAACAGTTGCAACACCCAGAGTCCCTGCAAGAATCACTGCTTTCGTTGTTGAGATTCCCACAACTGCACCCGCACCTATCACTGATAGACCTGATGCCGCAAAGACTGCAATTATCCGTGCAAGTATGTTCCATATGTTACTTACCATCTTTACCCTTAGGGTTACGTAATTTAAATGTAGTTACCCACATAAATGTAGATATCATAATTGCATAACCGACTACAGTTTTTGCTGAGCCAGTTAATACTAACCAGGCTGAGAATAAACCTACGAAGGTCCATATTTGTTGGGCTAAATCTGACATTATTTCTCTAATAAGTTTCATTACATTCTCCTTCTAAATGCTGATACTTGCCCTAGTAAGGCGGTGATTACAAGTATCTTCTTTGCTTTTTTACGGGTGATAGGGGACATATCGTTACCGATATTTGCAAGTGCAACATAGGCTTCATTGATAGCCTGTACTGCTTCTCCTGCTCCTGGAATTGCATCAAGGGCTGCAGGAATTTCTACTGGGACTAATTCAACAGGCACCGCAATATCAGGTGCGTTGAATGTGGTACCACCTACTTGACCAATGAATGTATCTTCAGTAGTTATAGCCTCTGGTGGTATCTCTTCGCCTGACCCTGGAGGGGGTGCGGCTGGTGTTAGGGTTCCATCTTCTTGAACTACTTGAGGTTGTGATTGGGTACCAAAGAATTGAATGCCACCATTTTCAATACCAGCAACGTCTACCTGAATGTGAGGAACTAATATTTCCTTTGGTGCAGGTTTTGGGATGTCAACTGGTAATTGCTCAGGACTATTAGGAACTAAATCAACACCTTTAATTGCTGGTGGTGTTTCAGGTAATGGTTCTGGTTTAGGTGTATCTTCTACCACTGGTTCATTTATTACAACAGGAGGTTCAACTGGTGGTTCTTCGGTGGGATTATCGTTTGGTTCTGGAGCAGTCTCAGGACTTGTTGAATCAATTGGATTATCTGGAGGATTATTCTCTTCAGAAGCAGGGGGTTCTTCAATCGGAGGCGGTTCCTCAATGGGTTGTACCTCTACAGGTGGCTCTATCACAAGCGGTAGTGGCTCTTCAGGAAGAACGGGCTGCCCTATGGAAGGCTCAGATAATGACTCTTCAAATACAGGCGGCTCAGGCTCAGGCTCAGGCTCAGGAACAGGCTCAGGAACAGGCTCAGGAACAGGCTCAATCACAGGTTCTGGGTCAGGAATTGCAACAGGAACAATTACCACTACAGGTTCAGGTGCAGGTGGGGGAGGAATAACAATTGGAGGAATTATGGGCTGGGTTGGGACTGGTGACGGGGCTGGTGCTGGGGTTGGTGTGGGGGTCGGTTCCACTGCAGGTGCAGGTAAAGGAACTGGAGTCGGCACTGGGGTGGGAGAAGGCGAAGGTGTTGGCTCTACAGTTGGACTTGGAGAGGGTTCGGGAGAGGCTTGTACTGTCGGACTCTCAGAAGGTGAAACAGTTGGAGTTGGAGTTGGCTGAGGTGAGGGTGAAGTTGAAGTGGTCGTATCGGAGGGAGTTACTGTGGAACTCTCGGACGGACTTGGAGAAGGAATTGGACTCGGAGTAACAGTCGGGGTATCTGGAACTACTACTGCCGTTGGTGTTTCACCAGGTGGTGGTGGAGCAACTTGAACTTGAATTACTCCTGCTTGTTCTAAAGTAACAATAGTGCCATTAGGTAATACAGCACCAGTTCGTGTTCCACTTGGCACATTGTTTACAACATAAGTAATGCTTAAAGTTGTATCAGCATTAATGACGGCAGTTGTAATTATTGTAGTTAAAGTTTCAATGTTTTGATTAGCATAAGGTCTTGCTGCTAAATCAATTTGAAAACCCAAAGCACTGGTGTTAATAATAAAGTGTTCATCAGGATGTTGAGGTGGGTATGCTACCCAATCTTGACTGGCTATAGATATAGATGGGGTTGACGGATAAGTCCAATAGGTTCCATCAGGACGACCAAATGTAATAACTGAATTGGTCGTTGCATAAACTGCTGTATAAGTTTCACTAGCAAAAACTATGCTTGATGGTATAGCAACACGATAAGAGACATCATCGCCACCACAAGTAACTTGGGTAGTTACTACAACAGTTTCACCTTCAATGGGTGCTACTGGTGGATTGGTTGTAGCGTTTGTTTCTGCTTGTTGTGTATTAATACACGAGGCATAACTATCCTCAGTAAAAAGTACTGGGAAAAATGCTGCTGATAAAGTTAAAATTATTACGGCGGGAATACGTAATACTTTCAATTACTCTCCTATTTGTTAGCAATTAATTCAAATAAACTATCTATTCTTTTCTCTAGTCTTTCTAAAGAGTCCTTCATTGAACTACCACCGTTGGGCTTGAGTTCGTTTAGATAATGTTTGACCATCCACCTGATACCGCCAGCCATTGCTGAGAAGATTGCTATAATAGCAACTGCTATGGTTAGATAGTCTTTTAACAACATTATACTGTTCTCACGGTTATCTCTATGATGCCACCAAAACCGTCAAATCTCTTATCAGGTGGTGTCATACGGGTGAATGTAACTTGCTCTATAAATGCTTGCCGTGACTCACCAGTTGTAAGGTCTTGCCAAGTGAGTACATCGCCTGTCTTTTCTATCTCTTCTAATAATTGTATGCGAGCAAAGGCTCGCCCTTCATATCCAACTACAGTATTAAATCTATCTGTCTCAACATCATAACACCATACTGGGAACTTAATAACTCTGTTGCGTGGCGTAGCGATAGTTGCTTTTGCTTGATACCCCTTGAATGTTGGACCACTAGAAGTGGTTGTGGCATCTCTTGCTAGGGTAAACTTATATGCTAGGAATTCTTGTGCTGTCTCTGGACTAGAGGTGGTAACTTCAACTGCAGGAACTCCAGAGTTGTAATCAATATGGTCGTAGGTAGTATCACTACCATCTGTGTTAGTTGCAATAGATGATAACGTAAAGTTACCTACTTGGAATGAACCTCTGGCTATCAACCGTTTAAAGTTCTTAGGTTCTAAGGTGGAGAATCTAATCTTACCTGTAGTTATAGAACCAGTTGCTGCTAAAACTGTGGCTGATTGAATGGCTATGCCATTGCTACCTGATGTAGTAAATGCTATCTGATTGCTATTACCTACAAAGTCTACGCTAGTTGCATAACCAGTAGCACCATCTAGGTAGGCATCTTTAGCATAAGCAAAGCGTAAGGTTTCAATTTCAGAACCTAAGTCAACACGATATAGACCAGCATATCCACCAATTGTACCTGCAGCCCATACAAATCTATCACGGAAAGCAAAGTCACGGACACCATTAGTATCTTCAAATATCAATGGACCATAAGACAAGTCACCAGTTGTATCTGAGATACTAGCCACACGCATACCTTTATTGGTACCTATCATTAGATAGCCAAGGTATGATTCAATTTTGTAAACTATCTCACCAATTGGTAGTTGTGCTGCAACAATTCCTGATGTCAGGGTAGGCATTACACCAGCAGTAGATAGAACAAACTTATAGATGGCAGAGTTACCACCAAGATAACCAGAAGCATAGATGGCAGAGCCACCCTCTGAGATAGATGACCAAGTCCAGTCAGCATTAGGGTGTGTGTATGTAGCAGTCGGTAAAGCGTGAGAAGAACCCTTAGCATTAGTTAACTCATAAATAGATGCACCAATACCTGCAACAAGACGTTGTTTAACCCAGCCTAGTACTATTTTTTCACTGCCAGTATTGTAATACTCTGAGTAACCA